CAGGACCGCGCAAAGGCAAATCGCGTAAGCGGGCTGGAACGCTTGTCGAGAGTCCGGGGCTGGTGATTGTGTCGAGGGTGTAGACAAGTAAATGGTCCCCGGATTCGAACCGGCGCTTGTCGCGTACATCGACTCCTGAAGCGCTATTTGGAGATGATGCCGATAGCGACGTAAGGGACAAATTCCCTGTCACTCCAGATCTTGATCTATAGCGGAACATAAGGCGGTAGTCAATGAACTGGGATGCCGCCGAAGCCGCGATCCGATCGCGCATTGAGTCGCAATGGGCGAGTGGCGCTTTCTCCAGCATTCCCCTTGTCTTTGAGAATGAGCAGGCGCCGAATAGCCCGAGCTACATGGTTGTGATTTTTGAAGGATACGACGCGGAAAAGGGCATCTACGGCAGTGTAGGCAAAAGGTACTCTGTAGACTTTGGTTTGGTACTTTTCCACTGCTTTATCCCAAGCGGATGGGGAAAGGCTGCCGCGTCCGCCCCAGTGCGAGCGCTGACGCAGATGATCGAGCTACAGACTATCTCTGCGGCGATCGATATGGACAAAGGGTTGCCGCCCTCGCCTACTGATTATGGCGATCTATTGACGCCAGCCGGACAGCCGGACGGTAATTACTATCGAATTTCTGGCCGCGTGTCGTTTATTATTCGCGGAAAGCTCTAGAAAAACAATACACTGTTAATAAAGAACCCCGCGCGCCGCGGGCCTTCGGCGCTTGTTACAACTCTGCTGAAGGACGATACAGATGGCTATTGCAGGTACACTCGGTGCACGGCTTTATACTAGTGCCACTGCTCTCACTAACACGGAATCCGCCGCTGATGCTATCGGCGATTTTACGGGCCTCACGATCGCTACTGAAATCGGCCTCATCGAGAGCATGGGAGAGTTTGGTAAGCTATACGATCTCGCCACCTTCCAGGCGGTAGGCGATGGTCGTATGAGGAAATTAAAAGGCGGTTTTAACGAGGGAAACTTAGCTCTTGTGTGTGGCCTTGATTTGTCTGATTCAGGTCAGGCCGCCTTGAAGACCTATGCTGACGCAGCAAACCAGAATGCCTATCCTTTTAAACTCACGATCGTCACTGAGTCCGGAACAGACACTTATTACTTCGGCTGCAAGGTCATGTCCTTTAGGACGGTTCTCGGCAGCGTCAACAATGTGGTCAAGGTGAATATCAGCTTGGAAATCACCACGGGCGTCTTTACCGACGCATCGTAAGAATAATGCAGAACCGCGCCGACACGCGGTCGGGCTCGCTCGCAAGGGCGAGGTCTCGCGGGACGGGAGCGAAGCCGGGTGTCGGCCCAGCTTCGCTCTCTTCGCGTTTATCCAAATCCTCCGACAAGGATATCTCTATGTCTAGACTGAATGCCGGTGAAACGGAAATAACTATCGGATCTGAAAAGCTGATCTTTCGCCCATCCCTTCGTGTTGCGAAAGATTTGAACAGAGTATTCGGCGCGCTCGGAAGCGTGATCGAAAAATTGCGGATTGCCGATTTAGACGCAGTAAATTCGGTTATTAAAATTTGTGCCGGGATTGATGATAAGCGCTCTCGGTTAATTGAGGAATGGGTTTGGGAGGAGATGGGTCGCAGCGACACGTCATTTGGTGAGCTGTTGGGAAATCTCATTAACTTTGTCGCGCTTATTCAGCGAGGTGGTCGGCCTGTGTTTTTCGAGGGTGATGTCATCGAGGCGCGCGACCAGGGAAACGAATAACCATCGAGGATTATTATGACCGCCTCTATGAGCAGGCTGCCGGCTGGCTACCGTGGTCAGATGACCAAATCCTCGATTGCACGATAAGTCGTATTGAGATGGCGCTAAAAGGCAAGATCGACGTATTCAAAAAGACCTGGCCTTGGGGTCGGTCAAAAGAGGACGAAGAGGCCGAAGCATTTGCCAACATGCAGGCCGATCCAGGACTTGCGGCACAGCAGCTAAGTGCGATGTTTAAGGGTAGGCTGGCACGCGAGAAGCAGAGCCGGAAGAAGACGTAGGTGCATCATGGCACGGTCGCGCAAAAAGACACCCGCTGGCGGCAATACGGTTGCCAAAAGCGATCAGCCCTGGAAGCGCCAATCCAGTCGCATTCTGCGGCGCCGCGTGCGTGAGGCCATCTGTGCTAGCCGGTTCGATGCCTTGCCTGATGAGCGCCTTGTTCGCGATCCCTGGACCTGGCCCAAAGACGGCAAGCAGTGGTACGGATTCAGCAATCCAAAGATGCTACGGAAATGATCGTCTAGCGCACTTAGCATTGCTGCGATCCTAACTGATAGGCTCATTCCGACCGACCTCCTGCGGGAAGCGCCGCAGAGAGATCAACCTCTGACTCCGCCGATGATCTCAATCTGTTTTGCAGGAGGGTGCCGATGGTTGCTGTTAGCGCCTTCCGGGTGGGTTGAGCATGGCTGACGAACGCGCAGTTATCGTACTTGGATTTGAGTCCTTACCGGGCAGCAAACAGGTTGTTGACAATCACAACAGAGACGGCAAGTCGCTCCAGGCTACTGACGCTGCTGTCGGTAAAGCGGCTCAAGATCGCGCCGACAAGAGTGAAAAGGCCGCGCGTCGCCAGGAGGAAGTGGCCAAGAGGCTAACAAAGGTCACAACGGAGGAGGCGGCAAAGCAGAAGGCTGCCGCCGAGTCTCTCAATAATATCATTTCGAACACGGAAAACAGTCCCGTCCGCGACCAGGCGAAGACGGACCGATTCCTGGCCTCGATGGCTCGTGCGGCCGATCCACTTAGCGCCGCCTTGCGGAAGGCGCAGGGCGAAGTCTCTCGGCTCAGCGGTATAATTGCCAAAGGGATTGATGGCGAAGAAAAAGCTGCGCAAGCCACCCTTTCCTTAGCTGCAGCTAAGCTGAGGCTCGCCGATGCACAGCGCGCCGCGAACGTGGCCGCTGCCTCTGGCGAAAAAGGATTTTCCGCCCCAAACGATCTTACGAAATCAATTCGGGCGTATAGGGATCAGCTTGAGCCGACGCTGCCGATTCAGCGTGCTTTATACGAAAACATCGCGCGTATTAACGCTGCCGCGGCGGTGCTGGGTGGAATATCTCAGGCGCAGCGAACAGACCTTATAAAGGCGGCGACTGACGAATATACGAAACAGGTTCGGATCGTGACTGGCCTCGCAGAGAGGGAGCGTGCTGCCGCTGTTGCACAAAAGGATTTTTCGGAATCAATCCGGACATTTCGTGACCAGCTTAATCCAACGCTGCCACTTCTGCGCGCTTACTACGATGAGCTTTCTAAAATAAACGTTGCGGCAACGAAGTCCGGTGGGATAACGCCTGTTGAGGCCGACGCGCTGCGGACTCAGGCCAGGGCACGATTTGACACGAAAGTTGCGGATGTAGATGGGACAGCTTCCGCTCAGAAATATTTGGATGTTCTTGATCCGACACTTCCGGTGTTGCGAGCATATAACGCGGAAGTAGACAAATTAGCCGAGCTTCAGAAGATAGGAAAGTTGAGCGCGCTTGAGGCCGCGGATGCCAATGCGATTCTCTCCACCTCATACGATAAGCTACTTCAAAAAGCCAATGGCTTTGATATTGCTGAGAAATTTCGCGATAAACAAGACCCGACGCGACTTGTAGAACGAGCGCGTACTGAGACTCTGACTCAAATTAGTAAGGCTGTCGCGGCCCCAGGTGGCCTTACGCCAGTGGAAGAATCCGCTGCTATCAAAGCTGCGAACGAAGAATATGAAAAACAAATCAAGATAGTGACCGGCGTAAAAAAGGCTCAGGATGATGCAGCTACAGCCGAATCGGCGTATAGGAAACAACTTACCGCGGTAATAGATGAGCTTGATCCACTCGCGGCAGCGCAAAAGCGTTATAATGAGCAAGTCGATTTTATCAATCACGCAACGGCAAAGGGAGATATTGGCGTACCCCAAAGGGATGCCTTACTTGTCGCTTCTAAAAATAATCTCGATAAAAATATTGAGTCGCTAAATCGAAATTCGGCCGCAATGAGTCGTGGCAAAGTAAGCGCGCAGCAGATGCATTTTGCACTGCAACAGCTCACATTCCAGGCCAACGATGTAGCCACATCCCTAGCTTCTGGAATCTCGCCGGCCAGGACATTCGCGCAGCAGTTCGGCCAGATTGTTCAAGGATTTCAAGTAGCTGGCGGCCCCGCGAACGCTCTCAAAGCCATCGGAGAGGGCATTACGAAGCTGTTCACGCCGATGAAGATTTTAGGCGCAGGATTGATTACGGCTGGAGCTGGATTCGCGTTGCTTACAATTCGCGCATCTAGCGCCACAAGTAGCGTTCGTGAATTTGATGTTATGCTGAAAGGCTTAGGAGATAGTAATCTAGCAAGCGGAACGGGGCTTGAGGCTTCCGCAAAACGATTGCGTGATGTCGGGCTTAGTGCGAGTGACGCGAGGGACAAGCTCAGGGAAGTCACTCGTGCCGGTCTTAATCCAGCAAACGCCGAACGAGTCGTTCGTACCGGGGAAAACCTGATTCCTGTTCTCGGTGATAAGGCTACGTCTGAATTAACATCAGCGTTATCTGGCGGTCTGGAAGAAACTATAAAATTCGGCTTGCAGTTGGATGTTTTAAAGGCCAAGCAAATTGAGACTTGGCGAGAAATGGCGCGTGGTGGGCAGACGGCGCTGGCTCTTAATCAGGCGTTTGCGGCGATCGAGAGTAGGGCAAAGGGCCTATCCAATGAGGCGCTTAGCCCCACTGGTCGATCCTTGCGTGAACTCGCAGTGAGTTGGAGTAACCTTCTCGACAAATGGAGTAATACCGGGCCAATAGTTGGTACTATAACAGTTCTAAACGATCTTGCTAAGGTATTGGAGAAGATTTCTAAGTTTGTAACCGGCGAGCAGGCCGCGACCGTTCTCGGCGCGTTAACCGGCGCCGTTGCGGGCACTGCGGTCGCTGGCCCAGCGGGCGCCGTTGTGGGTGGAGCCCTTGGCGCCGTTAGCGGGGCTTATATAGGCGCGCGTGGCGCAACGGGAACGCCTGTAGCGACCGCTTCAATCCCAGCAGTCACTCAGGGCACAGCTACTACGGCAGCCTCCGCTGCCGCCGCTGACGCTGAATCTATGCTGGGGCTGAAAGAAGGCAAGGACGCTTCTCGTATTCGGGAGTTTCTTGGCTGGTCGGATAATATGAGCCCTGACCAGATTGCTTGGTGCGCTGCCTTTGCAAATGCCGCCCTGGCACGACACGGAATATCCGGAACCGGGAGCAATGTTGCTAATTCATTCCTTAATTGGGGCACTACTGTAAGTGGATCTCCTCAAGCTGGAGATGTGCTTGTTCAATCACGCGGGCTAGCTGCAAGTCAGACTGGTGGTCACGTTGGTCTCGCTACCGGGAATGTTCAAACAACTGCTGGTGGCGCCACGCAATATGAGATGGTCTCTGGCAACTCGGGAGCCACAACAGACACAGTAACAAAAGCGTGGATTAACGCTAACGAGGTCGTTGTAAAGCGTGCGGTTGAGGCGGCTAATTCGACGGTGACGACCGCCGCGAGTCAACTTGATCTAAACGCGCTTGTCCAATCTGTCGTGGAAGTCGAGAGCAGTGGTGTTGCGAATAAAGTCTCCCCGAAGGGCGCCCAAGGGCTGATGCAGCTCATGCCGGCTACGGCCGCGCAATATGGTGTTACCGAGCCTCTCAACGGCGCACAGAACGTCGCTGGCGGTACGCAATACCTAAAGGATCTTCTGGCCCATTACAGCGGCAACGTTGAGTTGGCGTTGATGGCTTATAATTGGGGTGAGAAAAATCTCGACGATGCTCTTAAGGGTCAGCAGGTAATACCGGCGGACGTTCAAAATTATTCCAAGAAGGTGATCGAGGGCGCCGGTGGGTTGGCGGCAATAGGCGCACCGGGCGGTACGGCGGCTGTGTCCGGTTCCGTTACTGGAGCTGGTGATATTCGCCGTCAGAGGCCGGAGGCTCAGGCTGCTGATGTCACGAAACTTATTAAAGAGGAAGAGCGCCAGATAGAAGTTTTGACGAGGGTGGGGGCCGCATCTGATGTCATTAAAGCAAAACAGGAAGCGGCAACAGTTGCAGACGAAAAAGCCTTTGGGCCTGAACAGGCAAAACGGCTAGAAATAGCAAAGGTCGAGGATGTCTACAAACGGGTAACGGCCGCAAATAACAACGCTATTACCGCCACTTCTTTAGAGTCTCTAAATCTTAGAAATGTCGCCAAAGCCTACGATGAAAGCGCTGCGTCGGGTCTTGTGGCGGAGAATCAGGCTAAAGCGACCACGGAAGCATATCAACAATATGGAGAGATACAGAGCGCGGCGGCGAAGAAACTTATCTCATCGCGCACAACTCAATTTACTATATTAGAGCAGAATCAGTTTAAGGAAACTATTGCAAAACAAAGTGCGGCTGACAGAGATCAGATTGAGAATATAAAACTGGAGACATCTCTGCAAGGGAAAACGACTGAAGAAATTACTCGACAAGTCGATTTGCAGAAGGTCATTCAAGAGGCCGAAAATAAAGGTCTTAACATCTCTTCTGAAGATGTACAAAACCGCCTGAAGGTCGTTGACGCTCTCGACAAGCAAAAAGAAGCGCTAGCCGAAGCCCAGCGGGCTCAGGAACGGCTGAATAGTCTTGTCACGAGTCTTGTAGGAACGATCGAGACTGAACTTACGAGTGCTATCGAGAAGGCGTTCGACGGAGAAAAGGCCGAGAGCTGGGGCAAGCGGATCAATCGGGTGCTTGGATCAATGACAAGCACTCTGAGTTCGTCATTATTTCTGAAGCCTCTGGCTGGAACGGCGTTAAGCGCGGTCGGCGCGACTGGATTAGCGCAAAGTTTCGGCACGTTCGACAATCTGTTGGGAACCAGCACGAGTGGCAGCGGGACTGTTGGCTCGTCAGGCGGGGTGTCTGTCGAAAAAAGCACTGATGGCACAGTCACCATCAAAGGTCTAGAAGCTACTACATCTCTCACAAATTCCATCCTTGGGACAAACAGTGGCGGGATATTCAGTAATCTCGGCACCAGTAGCAATACCGTCACATCCAGCAACGATAATATTTACGGTACACTGTCTGGTGCCGGAAGCAAAAGTATATTTAATAATACCGATAGCTTCCTTGGTACGCTATCTGGGTCGAGCACCTCTGGCACCGTAGGCAGCAGCCTATCGAGCGCCGGAAGCAGCTTGTTCAGTTTGGATACCCTCAAGGGCCTCGGGGCTGGCTTTGGTGCCGGTACTGTCCTAAATACACTTCTTGGCGGTAACAAGACAACTGGCACAGTCGGGAGTGGTGTGGGGTCGCTTGCTGGCACGCTACTTGGGACTGCGGTCGGTTTTCCAGTTCTCGGCGGCATTGCAGGTGGCCTGCTTGGTGGGCTTGGCGGCCTATTCGGGACAACCAGCAAGTCGTCCAACGCGACCGGGGTGTCGATCGATCTGTCGAAAGGCGCCACAAGTGGCTACTCCAGCTCAGGTAGCGCCGAAAACGACAAGACCTTAAAAGGAATCCGGGACGATTTATCGAAGTTTACCAAGAATGTTCAAACCTCTACTGGAGGAACTGCTTCCGGTTACATCAATCCGCAGGTGACTGATAAGGGCACTAAGCTAGATTATAATATTGCTGGGTTTGGCGCGGGCACCTACAACACAACTGACTCGCAAGACGCGGTAGATGTCGCCGAAATTGCTATAACCAAATCATTAACCGGCCTTAATAGTCTCTCAAAGCTATTGATTGATAAATATTCAAATAACATCGACGATCTGAAGACTGCTCTCGATGCGGCGTCGCCTTACAAGAATACTACAGGAATAACAGAGCTTACTCAGTTAATTGTAGATAAATATTCAAATAACGTTGATGACCTGAAGACCGCACTCGACGCTACTTATACATATAAGGACACTAAGGTAACTGATACAATAACAAAGGTAATCGACAAAACAACAGACCCATCTAAAATAGCGGACAATCTCAAGTTCGCCGGAACCTATGATAAGATCAATGAGGCCGCGAAGGATACGTTTGCCTCAATCTCAAGTGACCTGAAGGTGACGGGTCCGTTTGAGAAGGCTAGGGACGACATCAAGATCACTTTTGATGATATCACCGATAGCGCAAAAGAATTTGGGCTTTCTTTAGAGCCGGTCACAGCGGCGTTCGACGAAGCGAATAAACGTCTGAAGGAAGACTTCAACAGAAATATCAATGATCTTGTAGAAGCCGCTACCGATCCGCTACAAAGCCTTGTTGATATCGAGAAGCGTGCCGGGGACGCCAGAGTCAAAGAGGCCAAGGCTGTCGCTGGCGACATTGAGGCCGTGAACAAGCTCAATGCAAAAAATCTCGACAAAATATGGACTGACCAGACTAAAAATATTAAAGACCTGCGCGACGAATTTAAGTCAGGCGATTTGTCCGGTCTGACGGACTATCAAAGGCTGCCTGCCGCGAGGACTAAGTATGTAGATACGCTAGCCGCGGTTCAGGGTGGCGATACAAGTAAGTGGGACGAGCTGGTTACGGACGCTAAGAATCTCTTCTCACTATCGAAAAGCTCATACGGAGAGGGACCAAAAACCGCTGAGTGGCGGACTGCAATCACTGCGGTGTTAGACAATGTGCTTGCGGGCCGTACTTTCGCTGGCGGCACGAAGGCAACGCCACCTGGTACGGTGCTTGTGGGTGAGCAGGGGCCGGAGCTGATCTCTCAGCCTGGCAGGCTCCAGATCCGTCCGCACGATGAGACCGAGCGGATCATAAACTCGATCGCACCATCTAGGGGCCAGGTTGACCCAGCAAACAAGGTCGAGCGAGCATCCAATATAATCAATATATCGGACGCCCTTGAGGCGCCCCGCGCTGGCCGTGCCTTCGTCGAGGGGACCCAGGCAGCGTCCGTTGAAATGTCCAGAGGAGACCAGGTCGGGACATGGGCGTCGCCAGCCGCATCCGCTCGTCTTGCCTTCGCTGCAGGGACGGAATCGACCCCTTCTGGCACGATTCTCGTAGGCGAAAAAGGGCCGGAACTGGTCTCTCAGCCCGGCGGACTCCAGGTCCATCCGCACTATGAGACGGAACGGATCATCAACTCGATGACGCCGATTGGTGGAACCGTCGCTACTTCCGCCGTTGCTCCTGCTGCCCCTAATATAATCGATAACTCGATGACATTGGTCAGCGGGAAGACTCCTGGCTCTAGCTCATCCGTCAATTCGATGACGCTAGTCGGAGGGGATTCTTCCGCTTCTAATGTGATCGACAAATCCATGACATTGGTTGGCGGGAAGACCGCCGGTTCTAGAGCATCCAACAACTCAATGACGCTAGTCGGAGGGGATTCTTCCGCTTCTAATGTGATCGACAAATCCATGACATTGGTTG